CAGGGCCTGGTGGGCCGCAGGGCGGGATTCGCACCCGCTTGACTTTGTATCTGTTCTTCAATGCTCAGCTTCTTGGTGAGCGGTTGAGCGGGCGAAGCGAAGCTAACCCTGTTCGAGTTGTCTTCGCCGCATTACGCTAAAACCCGTCATCCAGCTTAACCCTGCTGCTGGCTTTGTCGGTTCGCCGCAGTCGTCCAAACGAACCCCAGAACGAGCCGAAGCCCCTAGTATCGGCTCCCCGATGCGCACACATCGGTTCCCATCTAAGGGCTTGAAGCCGAGGCTAGGGGCCTCGAAATCTTCCATCGTGTGCGCGATGACAGAGCAATCATAAATCGACACTTTCTCAGTTGTCAAGCACTTTTCGCCCACATCAGCGCAATCTGATTCAGTCGAGCACACAGTGCAATCGCTTCCGTTGATAGTTTCTCCAGTTCCGGGCCGAACTGGGCCGAATTCATCGCAGTGAGTTTGTCGCGCAATTGCTCCAGCGTTTGATTCCTGGCAGACCACAGAGCCGAAACTCGCCCTATGGCCGCCATGGCCTCTACATCTTGCAGGTCAGGTAGAGGCTTCATGAATCAATATTGCTCGTCAAACTCTCCGCCAAGCGATCCGGGTTCATCGTCGCGTGGAGCGATACGCTTTGGGGTGACAGGTTCAGGCTGTTTGCGTCGAACGGCCCTGAGCCGCAAACCGCCAACCAGTTTTGTCCCGAAAGATACATTCGGGTCGGCGAAGATCACAATCTGTTTGCCGATCCAGTCGTCTGTATCCTCACTACCAAGCGCCATTGCAGCGAGTTGCAGATTCGTGGATTTCATGACAAGTCCCTGTTCGAGTTCCTCGAAATACATGATCCACAGTTTTTCGTCTGGTTTCCCTTGCTGTCCTGCGACCATGTCCTGTTTGAGATTGCGGATAGTGACGAGTGCGGGTTGCGGAAAGTCCTCTTTCTTGAGGTACTTGGAAGGCATCATCTGGTTGATGTTTGGCATGGAGAGTCCTTGCGAGTTGTCGGTGCTGTTGATTCAGGCCAGCATCCAGAGCCTGTTCAGGATTCCATAACCGCGATCAACAGGGCAAACAGTGCCCAGCCCCAATGCCCGAAGGCAAAGAGCAAGATCGCCAACGCCATGAACAGCATCAAAACTTCAGCGGAGCACGCCAGTAACGCCAAAGCGCCACCAGGCTAGCGATAGGGCCGCGTGTGCGACGAATCAAACGGTAGAGAAGCCAGAGCTGCTTGCGGCTGTGTGCAACGTACCAGGTGGTCATTCGTAAGCCTCCGCACAAAAGAGAAGGAACATCCTGCGCTCGGTATCTTCAGCAGTGTGGAAAGCGGGCAGGTTTTCCGGCATCAAAGTGTCAAAAGCGAACTTGAAAGCGTCACTGTCATAAGCCCATGCGAACCATGCGCCCAGGCGAGCCCCACCGCGTTTGTAAAGTGCGGAATATTTCAACCGCTCAGAAGTACGCATGCCACACTCCCAGAATAACGAGGACAACCACCCCAATCACAGCAGCAAGCACAATCAAACGTCCTTCGCTACCGGGTGGTGCTGCGGGCTCGGTGTCGGCGAAGTCGCTTCCCGGATGGATTCGCACGCCCTCAAATGGGCGCGGAGGCCATCCGTTGCGCGCAGCAAGCCCGTCATGGCCAGTGTTCATACTGGCATTCATTGATTGGCGCTGCAATTCCGCAATTTGCTCTGGCGTCCTAGGAGCCATCTGCATTTCATCCATGGCGCGGCGCATCCTTATGTTCTTCTCGCGCGGTTCATTTCGTCACACCTTCGATGATGAGCATTCCAACAACACCAATTGCCGACAAAGCAGCCAGTACAGTGGAAATCGTCCACCAAGGGTTTGCCCCGTCGATGGGCTCGTGAACCTCTGTGCTCTTGGCGTAGTCAGCAGGGCTTGCGCTTTCATACGGGAAGCGTGCATGCTCAAACGTCAACGGGTCGTGCCTTGGAAGTGACATAAAGTCGTGCTTCGGTAGAAGTGTGCGCCAGTGTCTAGCCATCACTTTTCCCTCTCTCCGATCCATCAACCCCGGCATACAGAGCGAGTGGGATCGGCTTGGACAGAGTTACCGAAACAGTCATGACTTCCCCTCTGCTTCGGCAATGACCACGTAGGCTTCCGACACATAATCGTCAAGAACTTGCCAATTCGTATTGCCGATCACCTGCCGAACATCATGTTCGAATGCGCGCATTTTTAGACAGTTTGCAGCTAGATGTTTCAATGTTTTGAGCATTTTAGGTGCGGCGGCGATGAGGCGAGCGTCAGCATCGAACGGGAAGTGGCCGCACCATGCAACGCCAGTCCCGTCATGCCCGCGAATCTCGCGGCACCAATGCTCGCCATCCCCGCGATGCCACGGCCCTGGTGTATGTTTCATTCTTCCTCCTCAATCACTCCACTCCCGCGGCAACTGATGCAGGCGCTGAACAGCCGGCCAATCCCGGAGCCCTCGCAGTTCCCGCATTCGATGAGCACAGCATGAGCTGCTGCGTCTCTCTCATCTTCGCGCCGGCAGTCGGCCATGACTTTGGCAAACTTGGCTGCGAGCGCTGCTCTGTGATGGATCAGAGCTTCTGAGTGCTGCTTGTCGGTCATGATTGCTCCTTGATCGATGCTGCTACTTTATGGCTTCGTCAAGGGCTTGCAATTAGGGGAAACCCTAGGTCAGTTCAAATAGCCCTTCGCCCGGAAGGTGCTGTGAAGGATTGTCTAGGTAGCATGGGGCTCAGCGGACTTCAACAGACCTACCGCGCTTGTTGCCTTGGCATGTGTCCTGCTGTTACAGGCGTCACCTACACAATCCATCAAAACACCCTCCCAGAGTACCCAGGAGGAATCGATTCGTTCAGGGTTATTCCCTGAAAGAACCAAGGAAACCGAACTGAACCAAACCCCCCTTACCCCCCAAGAACTTTGCTTGGTTGGAATTACCGGTAACGCTCCGGAAACGAAGAAAGAAAAGGAAGAAGAAAGGCTGAAGACTCAGCAAGCGCTCAGCCTTTCTTCTGTCCTGCACCACCATCAAAACACCCCAAACCCAATCGGTTTTGTGGTGGCGGCAGGGCTCGACACCTGCTGCTGGGGTTTGCCGAATCATTACGGTCGCGAGCCCGTAACAGCATCAGCACGGAATGGGATACGCCCAGTCCCAGCGAATTCGTGCACGTCCGTCCTTCCGAACCGCACCACCACAAAACCGACTCCCAGAACGCACAAAACCCACAGCGTTTGTGCACCCAGCGGCTGGCCCCGCTTCACCCGTCTTAGGGGTTGGATGCAAAACGCTGTGGGTTCTGCATTCACCGTCAGGGCCAGCCAACGACAGAGCAATGATAGAACCGAACAATTCGGCTTGTCAAGCCCCGTCCATTAGGGTTTGCCCTAGTTGACGCACTTTTTTTTGCGCCTACGATTCGTGGCATGAACTGCAAACAAGGTGATTTAGCGATTGCTGTAACAGCTTGCTTTGGAAAGCGGCGGAACATCGGAACACTTGTGCGGATCAATAGCCTGCATTCGGCTAGCCCACCGGTGTGGAATTACACAATTCTGAATTGGTGCGTATGCGACGGCGTGAATTACCCTCCAGGAACGGAGGGGAGATCAGATGACAAATATCTGCGCCCGCTCCACGACAACGACGGCGAAGACGAAATCCTTCGCATTGCCGGCTACCCAAACAAGGAGACGGCATGACTCAACACCAGATGAATAGGCTGCCATGACCCAAGACGCTCTCTGCACACAGGAAGATCGCGACCGGATCAGGGCTGCGGCTTTGGATCAATCAAAGCGCTTGCAACAAGTAGCGTTAAATCTGGATGCGCTGGCCTGGAAACTGCACTGGACCAACCCTGACAGAGTGACAGTAATCGTTGCAGCAGCCCAACTCAGACGACTTGCGGAGGGTGCATGACAACAGGTCTTCCATGGACGACAGTCCGTGCGTCCACAGGGCTGACAGACAACGCTTACTTGCTGAAGCACTACGCTCATACACCGATGGAGCAATTGAGTCGCATCCTGGAGCGACCGGCATCTGCCATACAAAAGCAGGCCAACAAGCTGGGCGTGACGCGCAGGTTCCCGACCTCACTAACTTCTGATATTTTGCATGCGGCCGAACAACCCAATGGCATGCGCCTGGCAGACATCGAAGGCGGGTACAAGAAAGACAGCGTGTGGAAGCGGGCCGAGGTGTTGGTCAAGGAACGCAAGTTGTTCAAGGTGGAGATTTCCCACAAACACGTTCGGTACTTCGCTGACGAACAACTCGCAGGATTCGCAAGGCTCAAAGCACAACCGAAGGTGCTTTCGAACGGCGTGACCATCAGAAGCTCACGGAGCAAGGTGGGATGGGGTCGGGATGACCCTATGCACGAGACAGCGAAGACAAAGTACACCTACGCTGAACCGTTGCCGAAAAAGGTGTTCTGGACGAATACTCACCCGAGGTACTAGCCATGACCACAAGAGAATGCGGATTCAAGTTACCGAAATACAAGCACGCCAAATCGCAAGACACTATCGCGGAGCTTGAGGCTGCAATTGCGTATGCTCTTGGAGAGAAGAAATGACCATGAAACAAGACCTCATGGCCCGCCTACTCAAAGGATGGACAACTCTTGTCGATGCGCGGAAGGACTGCAACTGCTTCAGCCTCAGCCAAAGGTGTGGTGAGTTCAGGAGGGAGAGGGAACTAGCTGACTGGCACGGGTGGGCGCGCGGCGTTCCGGCAAACTACAAACCACCGCCAGCAATCATTGACAAGTGGGTAGACCTACCCAACGGCAAGAGAGTCAAGGCGTATAGGGCGATCAAATGACAACAAGCAGCCCGCAGCACACCATTCGCGTTCTTCGCCTTATTGAGCGGATAGAAAAACACGATCGAGATTGGGTCAGATGCCGTGAGGTTCTTCAACTCATCGCCACCCCAATGCGCCCAGATGGGACATGGAACAGAGATAGAGAGGCTTGCAGGCAACTTGCACAATACGCATTGGATGGCAAATGATCAAATATTACAAAACAACGACGCTAGTCGTCTCTGTTCATCCAAGCGATTGCAATGCAATATACGGAACAGAAGCGACGCACGTTAAGCTGGATGACGAGGCTGGTGGAGGCTACATTGTTCTCGAACAAAACAGAGAAGAAGCCGAACCAGGTAAAGTGACATTCGACATTGAAGAGCTTGAGGCAATTCTGATCGTCGCGCGTAAGTTGGTGGAAGGTTATCGTGAATAGCCTGTTCGGAGAGTTGCTCCCCGACTGGATTGATCCAGAGATATGGGCCGCATTCCTTGACAACCGCAAGAAGATGGGCAAGCGCTACGCCTGCACTGAATACGCAAAGAAGCTCATCATCATAGAACTCGACAAGCTGCGCCAGGCAGGGAACCCACCGAACGCAGTACTGGCCCAGGCGATCCGCTCGAACCATCTGGATGTGTGGCCCTTGAAGGATAGGAGATTCCAGCCTGTGCAGGTGTCAGGCGCAGTTCCCGAGCACAAGTTCGAAGATGTGGTGCAGACACCTGAAGCAGTAGCTGCAGGCAGGGCAAAGTTACTAGAGGCAAGGCGCAAGATCAAAGGGGGCTAGCGTGGCTGCAAACAATGGAATCCTGCAACAGATATGTTTACTCTGCGCAAACAAGCCCATGACTTCACAGCAGATTCAGAAAGCAACAAAGCTCAGCAGGGTTCAGGTCAATGCTGCGATTTGCCGAGGTGTGGCTGAGGGTGATTTGCTTCGAAGCGGCATTACCCAAAACTACCACTACTACTACATCGCTGCCGAAGTCACAGCAGATGAGGATGATCCAGAGCCAAAACCAAGCGCGGATGAGGTTGTCAAATCGGCTATTGAAAACCGACTTCCGATTGAACTTGCGTGGATGCCGTGATTGCATGGGCGCGCGCACGGGCTGCAACTGCAAGCCTATGCCAGCTATGCCGACACCTACGCGAACTACGTGGCCGAGGTGGTGCCAGCCCTGACGCAAGCTATGCAACTGACCGGACGCGCCGCTGTGTTCATTGGCCCCCATATTCACGAACTGCCGAAGTTTGACGCGCTGGGCGGCGTGTACTGCTCCGCTGCGACCGGGCGCCACCAGTGGGGTTTTAAGAACTTCCTGCCGGTGCTGCTGTACGGCACCTACCCGGACTTGCACAAGGGCGCGCACTACCCGACCGTGATTGCCAGCAACGAGACGGCCGAGAAGAACGGCCATCCGGTGCCCAAGCCGGTGGGCTGGATGCGCTGGCTTGTGGCGCTGACGACCAGGCGCGGCGAGACGGTGTTAGACCCATTCATGGGCAGCGGAACGACTGGCGTTGCAGCCGTGCAGCAAGGGCGCGAGTTCATCGGCATTGAGCGTGAACGCTCCTACTTCGACATTGCCTGCGAGCGCATACGGCAAGCGCAGGCGCAAGGTTCCCTGCTGGACGAAGAAGCCGCCCCGGTGGCTGAACAGCAGGGCATGGGGTTTTGAGCCCTAACGTTTGAGCTAAGCGGATACTGAAAGCGGGCCGAGCGGAAGTTCTAAAGCGCAGCGCTGTAGCTCGGCCCGCTTTTGGTATTCCGCTTGAGCGAATGGTTAGGCATCATTGGTGAAGGACAAAGAATGGACAAGATTGCAGACAAGTGCCCAAAGTGCGAATGCCCGATGTGGAGCCAGGTCGGTTTCAGCACGGCTGACAACCATAGCGCATGGAAAGACAGCGACGGGCGCTGGTACAACGGGCCAGCTTGCAGCAAAACGACGCGATCCTGCGCGCACTGTGGATGGGCACAGCGAATTGTGCGCAAGCGCGGGAAATTGGAAAGCGTTGATTCGGATGACGCCTAACGGCCAGCTAACCGGCCGTACTCGGTCCGGTTCAGCGAACTGTTAGGCAGCACTGGTAAACCGACGAAGGACAAGACGATGGAAACGCAAGCTAGGCCGATGACGGCGGACGAATACAGGCAAGGCCACGCGCCGTGCCACTGCGGCGAGTTCACCCACATTTTTCGGTCGTGCGCAATGCGGCGACTGCCGCGCGACTACAGCGGAGAACTGTGCCCGCGATGCAGCTTGTGGATGTGCAAAACCGACAAGCTGGCGCCGCTGGTGGATGGTGCTGCATAACGTAAAGTAGACTGCATGCTTAAGACCATCGGATACAGCCTAAATCGGTGGCGTATCGATGTTTTGCTGTTTTAGGCCACCCAAAAATCAGCGTGTCACAGGCCAAGCTGTAAGCAGACTTCGCTCTCCTTCAGAGGCGTCCTCAGCGTCTCAAGAAAGGACTAAATCATGCTCACACCTGAGCACGTCAGAGAATTGCTTGAGTACGAATTTGAGTCCGGATCACTGCTGTGGAAAGTTGCACGCGGCGGTACTGCACGTCTCGGGACTTTGGCAGGCACTGTCAGAGCCGATGGCTATCGCCTTATCGGGATATGTGGTGGACGCTATTACGCGCATCGTTTGGCATGGATGCACTTCTACGGCGTGTTGCCTTCACCACTCCTCGACCACATAAACGGAGACCGGTCAGACAACAGAATCTGCAATCTTCGAGAAGCACCTGGCGGATTGAATCACCACAACCTCAAGAAAGCGCGGAGTGACAATCAATCGTCTGGTTTGCTTGGTGTGACGTTCCACTCTGCATCGAACCTATGGCAAGCATCAATTTCTCTCGATGGATGCAAACGCCATTTGGGTTTACATAGCACCAAGGAAAAAGCCTACGCAGCTTACCTTAAGGAAAAGCGCGCGATTCATGTAGGTAACACTCTTTAGGGTGCTTCAGCCACTATTGGATTAGGCCAAGCTCTGAGCAAACTTCGTATTCCTTCATCGGAGTTTGAAGCATCTCCTGCACACTCGCGACTAGTGCGCAGTGCCTTTTCCAGTGATAACCACGTTCTTTCGGTTCGCTCACGGCAGGCGGTGACGGTATCGTCACTTGCCTGGACACCACCGGTAACGATGGCACTGCGGGCTCTTTCGTCGCGCAACTGATCGCGCTCGCCGACAACAGCAGCAAAAGCGGCCCGAATCTTCGCGTTCGCTGCGTTCGCAGTTCTGAGTGCATCCTGTGCTCCTTGCTTTACCTTCTCGAACATCGCGCTCGTGGCGTCAGTCTTGGCGTTTGCAGCTCCTAGCGCTTCGCTGTGCTGGGTGACCATCTTGGCGATCACGCCGTCGCTTCGGGCTTTGTCTTGTGCAATGCCAGCCTTCTTGGCTTGTGAGATTGCACTGAGGTGGTAGCCTGTCAGTAGGGTCACTGCGAGCGCTCCTGCGGCTACATAGCCCCACCATGGCACGACTTTGAGTAACCAGCCGATCACTTAGTCCACGGCAATTGACCGTCCCATTTGTCTGCGAACTTCACAAACACCAGGGCCCCGCTCCATGTCACGCAGTAGATCAGGAAGATTTGCGAATCCACTCCCTCGGGGCGAAGCACGTCTTTCATCAGCGCCCAGCTCGACCAGGCGAAGCCTAGAGCCGCGGTGTACCTGAGCACGCTCTCTTTGCCGTTCTCGTCTCGCAGCATGTTCGCTGCGTTGAACTTGCTTGGCGTGTCCGACTGGCCTTGTGCCCACCAAAGCAGAAGCACGCTTGCCAGTACAAGAACGATCAGCAGAACCAACGGCACATCATTGGCGACGTGCAGCATTAGCCAGTCACGCATGCTTGATCTCGATGGTCATCAGGTCTTGCAGGGACTCGGCTTGCAACAGTTGGCCGAACAAGCGGTCGAACGCCATCACGGAGTGCCCGAGAGAGTCATCATATTTCTCCAGTCCAGGCAGCAAACAGCCGCTGGTGTCAACTGCAGAGTTTCCGGGGTGGATGCGGACCCCAGTGTAGTTTGGTACGTCCAGAAGGTGCGGGAGCCTTCGTTTGAATCGCTCGCTGTAGTCGATGACGATGACGTAGGTTCCGAGCGGGATGCAAGTTTCACCGGGGATTTTGATGTCACGTTCTACGTCCTCCAGAATTAGGCACTCTGCATGCCCGTCGATGTCAAGCGTCCCTATCGTACAGGTGGGCTCGAACCATTTGCGGGCCAGGGTGAGTTTCATGCTTTCCCCGTAATCAGCCAATGCCACGCAGCCGCAGCAGCACCGCCGAAGATCATTCCGAAAGCCCCTCCGAGCAGCAGCAGCATCTTGCCGGCCCCACGCTGTTCATTCATCGTGCGGCTGATCGTGGTGAGGCACTTTTCCATCGCCCCTAGCCGCTCCATAATCTGGGCGTTCACGCGAATTTGCTCCGCCCGCTCGGCTTCGAGCTTGCCGAGTTGGCGTGCGATTTCGGATTCGGAGGTGGTCATCAAAAGCTGGCCTTGATGCCGATGGAAAAGTTGTGAGCCACGACCCCAATCTCAAGCACGTTCGCCACCGCGAGGATGCCGGTGCGGTACTGCGGGAGTGCGTCGAGTACGAAGTAGCCGATCAGCGGGGTGAGGACGAAATAGGCATCGGTCTTGCCGCTTGATGGCTTGCGGCCGAGCGCCGGATTCTTCTCTTCGTACTTCGGGTTGCGGCCGATGTTGCGCGTCTGCGCCCAGTCAATAGTGTGCGCGGTCAGGTAGGTGGCAGCTAGGACTTGCTGTGTCTCGGTCCATGGCTCGGCTTGCGCGGAGAAAGAGCACGCGAGGAAGAGAGCGATAAAATACTTCACGACGCAACGCCTTTAATCAGTACAAAATCAAAAATTGGCGCCTCATTTATGCCGGCCGCAGTTGTGTTTTTGATCCAAAATTGTCCCGTGGACGGGATCACGCCAAATGCGTAAGCCCCTAGGTTTCCGGCTACTTGTTCGAGCACCACGACATCACCGGACGCAAATAGCGTATTCGTCCATGTAAAGGTATCCGTCGCAAGCGATGCTAGATTGGCTGAGAAAAGCGTAATGCGCCCAGTCGCTTTGCTTAAAGAAATGCCGGTAGCTCGACTTGTGATCTGCGTTGCCGATCCTCCAGAACCGGTGCCATACCCAATAGTCGAACTTGCCCCAGTTGCCCGGATATTCTCGTTCGTTGTCGCGCCGCCAGTCGTGGTAACTGAAAACGTCCCGCTCGACCCGCCGTTGAAGTTGGCAGCATTCGATCCCGCAAAGCCTGTTTGAGTGAAGCCTACACCTGCGGTTGGCGCAGCGATGGTGACGTTGCCGGCAGAACTCCATGTGGTCGAGAGAACCGCGTTCGCAACGTACAACTTCCACCCGGCCGCGGCATTACGGGTAAGCAGCTCCATGAAGACGGAGCCATAGTAATTGATCTGACTTACGTTGCCGCCGGTGTTGGTGAAGTCTATGGTCGTTCCGCTGGTAGTCATCGCGATCCCGCTACTCCCGGCGACAGACACCGTGTAGCCACTACTCGGCGCAGCGAAGACCCAGTTTCCCGTCGCGCTCTTGGACGAGCCCCCGCCAATCGCGATGGTGTCGCCAATGGCGTCGCCTAGAGTGACAGGACCATTCAGGGTCGTTATGCCAGTCGCTGTGAAGTCGGTAACCGTCAGCGCTCCCGATGTCGGCTGGTAGTTCAGCAGCCGCCACGCGCCGGAACCGGTCTGGATGAAGATAGCCGAGTCATTCGCCGCTGTGGTGATGTTCACCGATCCAGGCAGGGCAAGATTCGCCGAGTGAGTGAGCGTCAGAGCCCCGGCGAAGATCAGCGTGATGATCCGGCCGTCCCATGACTCTGTAGACGCTATGGCTGTAATTGCCGTGGTACCGGTGATGTTGAATGACGAACCGGTGCTTGGTGGCGTGATAGATGATGCGGAGGCAATATTTGCCCCGAGAGATGTCAATTGCTTAATGAAACTGTAAGCAGCGCGCAATCCATCATCCGCAAGCGTTCTTTGCTCGCTCCCGGCCGGCCCGTTGGAAGCGGCGGTAGTAGACAGCGATTGCAGAGTTGACGGTATAGGCACTTGGATCCCTTTATAATGCGAGAGCCCACACAGTGCGTTGAACACTGGTGGGCCTCTGACCACTCAGCATTCGAGGTGCATCATGGCTGTTGCCGATCTTACCGCAGAGCGCCTGCGCGAACTTCTTCACTACTCCCCAGGGACTGGGGTTTTCACACGGCTTCGCACCCGTGGTCGTTGTGTCGTAGGCACCGCTGCCGGTACCCTCAAACCACGAGGATTTCTTGTCATAGAGATTGACGGGCGAAATTACCGCGCGCATCGACTCGCTTGGCTTTACACGTATGGACACTGGCCGGCGGAGGAAATCGACCACAAAAATGGCCTCTGTTGGGACAACCGACTTGACAACTTGCGCGATGTGTCGCACCAAACTAATTGTCAAAACATACGCCGGCCGTATGCCAACAAACGCGGGCCCAAGTTGCTTGGCGTTCATCAACACCCTAGCAGCCATAGCTGGAGTGCCATCCTGCGCGTAGCCGGCAAGCAACGCCATCTCGGCACATTCCAGACCCCCGAACTCGCACACGCCGCCTACGTCGAAGCGAAACGCCGACTTCATCCGGGGTGCACACTTTAGAATGGGCAAGGGTTTCTCCCTATTGCTTTGTCTCTGGCTTGCGGTATTGTCGCGTCATGTATGCAATTCTTGACTTTCTAGCTTCTCTGGCCGAAGTCTATTTGTGGCTGTTTTGGGGCTTCGTGCTTTGCGTGGCGCTGGCTCAGACCATCCATGAGTCGGTGCTGCTACCAATCCGCAGGGCCTGGGAAAAGGCCAGACTGGGAAGCAAGTAACCCACCGATCCGTGCGCGTTCCGGGTTGACCCCAATCGACTCTAACCCTCTGCCGGCCGTTCCCGCTACTCGCCCACCACGATAGGCGGCCTCACCCATTAACCTGGGGCTCATGAATGGCAGCAGGCTCAAAGTCGCTGGATTGTTGTACGCCATGGCGGCAGAGCCAATGCTGCCCATCTGACCGGCAAGCCCGCGCGGAGTCCAGGAATTCAGAGCCTGCCCCGCAATTGCGGGCATCAGTTCAACCCCTCCCTTGCCCTCCAACGTCTTCGCCATGCTCAAACGCTCACCGTAGTTCGTGTTCGCGTTGTTGCGCGCGAGCGATTGCAGTTTTCGCATTGCCGTATCAACGCTCGCCTTCTTGCCGAGCGACAGGGCGCGCTCGATCTGGGTGATTTCGTCGGAGAGGTTCGAGTACTCACTCATTGCCCTCGCGTAGGTCGGCGCCTGTTGCGTGATTTCCGCCTTCACTGCGCTGTACACCTTCCCCGCCGCGAGTCTGGCTGTTTTCTCTTCGTAGGGGATGCTTTCCAGCACCCCCCCCAGGCGCTTCTTCAGCGCATCCAGCCCCTCGGGGGTGTGAAACTCTTTCGGGTCGAGCGCCTTCCATTCGTCCACAGCATCGGCCATCTTGCCTACAGCGTCGCTCGCTTTCACGTTCGTGGTCTGACCCTTGTAGGAGGTCACATCCTTCGCTTCGCTGAGGGCCTTGTCGATGCCTTTGAAGTCGAGAATGGCCTTGTCTTTCGAGACATCAGCCATATTCGCCCGGTAGCTTGCAGCCTTCTCTCGGGCCATGTTTTCCAGGGCGAGCTTCGCCTTGTCGAGCACATCGGTTTGCGCAGCCGCACCCTTAAGGTTCGCGGCGAAGTCATCCACCCCTCCTTTGAACCCGCTTCGAGCGGCCTGGGCGATATTCTCTGCCCCTACGCCGGTAGTGAGTCCAAGAGCGCTTTTGCCGGCAGTGCCTAGCACTTGCGCTGCCGGCGCCACTGCACTTAGAGGATTGGTGAGCCTTGCTGCCTGGGCGAGCGGCCCGGCAACCATCGGCAGGCGGCCTGCAAGCGTGGCGCCGCCAGTGAGCAGTGTGGACAAGTCTGCCGCTGCTCCCACCGGGTCAGCCACAAGCGTTGTGCCGATTTCGTTCGCGCCGCCGTAGCGCCCGTTGAAGTGCTGCCCGAGCGCATCCGCAGCCGTTCCGGCGCGAGCCTGCGCAGTCTTAGCCTCCGGGGTCGTATCTGCTTTGTCAATCAGGCGTTGCAGTGGTCCTGGGGTGATGTTCCGCAAACCACCCGCCGCCGCATCGAGCATGCCACCGGCGGTATCGATGGGGTGCATGACCGTCTGCGCTATGCCCTTGGCAAAGTTGGCCGCGCTGCCTGGCACATTCAGCAGCGCTTGCAGCGCCGGGTGTGTTGGCGTGTCGGCTGCTACGATCTGCTTTGCGCTTGGCTGTTCAGCCACCTTGGCTTCCGCATACGCCTTCGCGACCGTTTCGAAGTCGGGCGTCCCCTTCTTCGATTCGTTCTTCACGATCCATGCTGCGTATTCGTCAGCGGTTGCCATCATCGCCCCAGAATTGCATCGGCAGCGGCACGCGTAGAACTCATTGCTGGCGCGCCAGCTTCGGCCAGTGACTTGCCGCCGGATAGTTCGCGTTGCATCGCCGCGTATTCATCGCGGAACAGTTTCAGCTTTTGCTTCACCACCGCTGGCTCGTCCGTTGCGCTCGGCACATATGGAGCCAGGCGCGCCACCTCCTTTACGCTCTGCGCTGCCCCCGCCATATCGTGAATCTTCACAGCCCCGATCGCCGCGATGCGTGCGCGCGCGTCCACCCCGCCCGGGTCTATGCGCTGCATCATCGTGTCGGGCAAAACATTTTTCAGGCCGACTGCGTTCGGGTACGCCGTCACGGCTTCAATCGCCTTATCGATCTTTCCGAGTTCGACATTGTTTTGCGCGATTTTCTCTTTCAGCCCGGCAGGCGGCTCTTTTACAGGAGGACCGAATGGCTTTCCGGTCGCCGGGTCTGTCATGATCTGCGCTGCTGCGCCGGGTTTATTCGCCGGCTGCACCATCACTTGCGAACCATCTGCTCGGGTAACCATCGTCGGAGTTTGCAGCCCAACCTGCATGTTCACCAGCGCGCCATGCTCCGAATCTTTCTTGAGTTTGGCTGCGAGCAGCGTCTGGCCCTGCGGCGAATTGGGGTCGATGTTGGCTGTTTTCATCAGCAGCAGAAACGCATTGTGATCCGCGCTCCCCGCGTCTTTCGGGTTGTTCGCGAGTTCTTTGAACGTCCCCGGAGATAGCAGTTTGTCGCCCGCCCCGAGCTTGATCGGCGCAGTGTCTTTCTGCGTCATCTTCACGTAGTCCAGCGGCGACATCAGCCCGCCCTGCATGGCTTTGTACATCAGGTCTTGCGTCGGGTCAGTCTTCGGGATCTGAGCCGCATTTGCGATCGTCGGCCCTCCGCCACCGGATAGCGCCGCCTGGCTGGCTTGCATTTGCGGAGATGTCAGCGAGCCCCTGAATGCTTCTTGCGCGGCGAGTGCTCTTTGTTCCGCAGCAATCCTGCGCTGTTCCGCTTCTGCCCGCAGTTTGATTTCGCTCAGGTGCGCAGCGTTCAGTTCTGCCGCTTGCTGGTCTTTCTTCGAGGATCGGTAGGTGTCCTGAGCCCCGAGCATGGAGTTACCCAAGATCGAGCCGAACGAGCCCTTCCCGCCCAGCAATCCTGCTGCTAGCGCGAGCTGCGCGTTTCGTCCAGGCTCCGAGTCATCGTAGCCGCCGCTCATGAGTAGATCAAATAGCCCTGGCATTACCTATCTCCTGCTGCGCCGCCACCTTCTGAGCCCGCAGAATTCCCGATCCCGCCACTGGAGCTTCCGACCCCACTCCCTGGGCTTGAGTCGCCAGTGTCGCCAGGGCCCGTGCCGCCCGCGCCATTGCTGTTCGTCCCACCGGCTCCGGCGTTCGGCGGCACGCCAAGTAGCCCGGCGATCCATGCTGGAATCTGTGGTGGTGTGTATTTCGGCATCTGCGGAGCCAGGAAGCCCGTATACCCTCTGCCGGTGTCGCCATAGACTCCTGCAATTGCAGGTGGGCGGTAGCGCGGCATCATCCCGCCCTGCATATACTGGTCGAACAGCCCTGCGGAGCCCGGCATGCGCCCCCCGCCTTGCATCATCGGGGGCATGCTTGAACCCTGCTGCATGCGCCCCGGCATCTGCGGGCGGCTCATCGGGCCGCCCTGCATCTGATTGGGCATACCGAACACCCCCGCCATGTGCGCGCTGCGCGGGTCTACCGCATAAGGCTGCGGAGGTCCGACAGGCCCCGGCGGGCCCACCAAATCCTGCATACCCATCATGTTCCACATCGACTATCGCCCCATGTAGTCAGTGGGGTAGCCGCCGGTCCCATAGTCCTGGCCGCCACCGTACACTGGGTTTTGCTGCGGGGCAGGGCTCTGGTTCTGGTACTGCTGCCACAGTCGGTTGCCCATCATCGCCCCGCCGAACAATCCCGCAGCAGTATTCCCGCTCGGTCCTGTGGTTGTGGTCGAGCCACCGCTGGCCCGGCCGAACGGCGCCATCATGGCGTCGTAGGTCTTGAAGGGCCACTGGTTGGCATCCTGGAACTGCCCATACTGCTTGTCGAGCACGTTCTGCTGTTGCTGCTGCATGGTCCCGCCGATGCCCATCATCTCCCGCCCAGGGGCGTAGCCGAGGCCGTAGATGCTTGGGGCAAGCCCAAGGCTCTGGGTCATCCGGTTGCGCTCAGCGTCGAAACCCTGCTGATTGCGGTTCAGTCCCTTTTCTGCGAGGTCTTGCTGCATGCCATAGTCCTGCATGCGCATGTCCCCTGCGGTTCTGCCTAGGTTGCGTTGCAGTTGATCCCTCGAAGCGGCTTCCATTTCCGCTTGTCCTGAATTGCCAAACGAACCTGATTGGTACGCATTGGCCGCCATCGTCGGCGCAACACTCGTGTTGTAGTTCTTGGTGATGTCCCCGAGCGTGTTGCTGATGTTCTGTTCAAGGTAGGGGTTCGCTCCTGCATAGGGGTTTGTCCCGCCTCCGCCAAGGTAGGCCCCGGACAGCGTGTCGGTCAACCCTTGCTGCGCGTACTGCGGCAGCTGGTTGTTCATCGCCTGATCGGCGTTCATGTCCATGCCGGCGAACTGGTACGGGTTGAAGTCCGCCGTCTGGCTATACGGATAGGGCGTGTACGGCATGTCGCCGAACTGCATGCCCCGCTGCGCCACCTGGTCCGCCAGGGGCTGAAAGGCAGGATTGAAGCTCTGCGTGCTCGTGCTTCCGCCGCCCCCGGAATCACTGCCGAATCTGTTCAGAAGCCACGTCGCCCCCGCACCCGCTACTGCGCCCCACGGCATAGCCTTACCCGTCCTTCCTGATACACACGATCATCGTTACACGCTCATATGGCGTGTCGTTCGTGACCCAGTGCGTATGCTGATTGTCGAACCAAAACACATCGCCTGGCTTCGTCTCTAGCTCTTCATTGTCGAAGCAGAACTTCTGCCCTGGAGCGCTGGCGATCTGGACCCCGAACTTTTGATACCGCCGCGCGTGCCATCCTGGGTCTTTGTGCGGCTTGCATGTGGCTCCGGCTGGAATCCTCGTAATGAGCACCCCACCAAGTCCCACCCCGCACACGGCGCGCATCAGGTCGAAGCATAAGGGCTTGATCCCCAGTACATCCGCCGAGGGATACCACACCGAATCGTGCGGCAACCCGTCCTCCGCTCTCGCCTCTTCGCCAAACCGCGCCCAGATGTCATCTAGCCCGTGGTGCGGGCTGGCAGGGTCTGCCGTGCGAGTGGTGTGCGTGTTCCACAACTCCGGGTGCGCTCGCAGCGCCCAATAGATCGAGTCCACTCTGGCGCCAGACGAAACGAGTTCGATCTTCTTCATGTGAAGGCCGTTCCGAGATCGGCGTCGGACTGGTAGTCCAGGCCGGTCAGGTCGTGAATGCAATAGGCGTTTGTGTCGTCTTCAATCGCCGTGAATGCATGGTGAGCCCCTGCCTTGATCTCGATGAACGCCGGGGCGGTGTGTACCGAATCCTCTGCGCCGTCCAAAGACATCAACACTGCCCCGCTGGCAATCAGCGTCACATGCGGGTGCGTGTGCGAGTGCTGCACGATGCAATCGCCCGTGCGCTTGAGTGGCATATGCTTGATGAAAATTGCCCCGACGTGGTAGGTCGCCGCATCGTCCGATCGATACTCACGTCCTGTCCCCTTGGCCGACATGACCGCTCTCGAAATCACATCGAAGGCGGTTTGCATACCTTCCATCACTCGCCCTCGTAAAGAATGTTTACTGTTCCGGTCGTCCCGGCTGCGAAATCGACAAAGATGCCGTTTTCGCAGGTTACACCGACTTGCTTTTCCACCCGCGTTCCGGCCGCCGTTCCCACTGGGATCGTGTCGATTATCACACCTCCGCCAGCAGCAACCCCATCTCTGATGTCAATCAGGCCGACAGCGGTCACGGTGGTTACCGTGAACCCTCGGTAAGTTGAGGCACCGGTCCTCACCAGAGTATCCGCTGTGAGGGCTGCGCTGTGGGTTGCTTTGGTCATGGTGTGGTCGGTCAGGGCGTTGATCTGGCGCGCGAAGTCTCGGAAGATGGCGTACAGCGCAAATGCATCTGTCTTGTCCATCCCAATCGGAAGGCGGCCATCGGCATTGACTTTCACAGCGCCCCGCCACGGGTTTGCAGATACCTGCCTGTCAGCATCTGCTTGAGTTCTGCCCTGCGTTTCATCTCGGCTGCGATGTCTTCCGGCGTCGCCGGGGTTTCTGGGTCTTGCTGGGCTGCGAAATCAGTCATCGGTGCGGCTCTCGTCGCGATACTCGGTAGGTCGGGTTCGGTATAGGGAAGCAGCCCCGCGTCCCGGACCTTGGTTTTGACCTTCGATGCATTCCAGTTCTGAAGCCCTTGGCCGAATCCCATCAGTCCAGCCCCGATCTGGCCTAGCGATGGGTCACTGCGCGCGCCGAAGTTGTCGGATGAGAGTTTCTTCGCCAAGTAGTACGGGGCTCCTCCAGCAGCAAGCAGCCCTCCCATGAGGGGGCCGTCTTCCTGGGTGGCATACCGCACGAAGGCTTGATGCTCGTATGGGGCTAGATGGTTCTGCGCGGCCTTGCTTTTGTTCTGCTCGCGCAACTTCACCAGGTCGAGGAACGACATCGCCGACAACTCAGCGTCGGTCCATGGGCTCTGCCATGCGCTCATCTTTTCCCAGCCTCGGCGAGTGGCACATTGTACCCAGCGACCCTGCAAAGCCCCGTGAAGTTGAACTTCAACCGGTGCCATCTGGCGGTTTGCCGGATGAAGAACGCGTTCGAGCCGTTGGCAGGCACATCCGATGCGCTCTGCGTTACACCGGTAGTTTGGGTCAGCCCCGTCGCCATGGTGTAGAACCCGTCAATGCTCGCACTGCTTGGGGTGGTCATGTACTGCAAGCGGATCGGCTCTGCTTCTCTCTTGGCGTTCACACAGATTTTCGACACTACGTTGTCGTCCCCGATGTCGTGCAGGGTGAAGCTCGTAGCCCCAGGAGTCCCGTCCAGCGTGCTCAGGACGTGCGACGAGTCGAACACCGCAACAAGCCGGTTCCCAGGGCTCACTGCATCGAACGGGTCGGTTGCTGAGTCGAACGTACCCGCATCTGAGTCGAACGTCACGGTCGGCTGGTTGAAGATCAGCGCCGCCTCTACCGTCCTATCCGCCTTGCCCCATTGTTGGGTCTTCAGATGGTAGACCAGGCACCGGTCCCGGTCGCCAGTGCTTGATCCTTCGCTGACGAAGAACACCCACACCAAGTCATGCTGCCGGTCGTGCTGCACTGTCGTGCGGTAGCGGTAGGTTCCTGACGAATTGTCGATGAACCACTGCCGCACCTTGTTCGTCGCCACCGGGATCGGTCGCGCTCCGTCGAAGATGTACAGGTCATCTTCGCTCACGCAGAAGTGTGCTGTTCCGATGTCCGCCACGGCATCCGGGCCGGCTACTCCGAACGTCGGCAACTCAGTCCACGCCCACACCGTTGGAGGGCCAACGTAGACCCCGGTGTAGAGAGCTTGTGCTTTGTAGGCGACGATTCGGTCAGCACCGAGTTTCTTCGCAGCTGTGATCGGGCCTTCCACTCCGAGTAGCCGGCCCGTTGTGGCTTGGCTTGCTACGCTTGGTGTCCAGCTCGTCACGTTGTTCAGCGCGCAGCACCACCATCTGTCCTGGCTCGTCCCGTAGGTCGCGTCGATGGTGTTGAACGCGAACACGAACCCGCCGCCACTGGACAGAACGGACTCGACAATTCTGGCTTGTGGGGCTGTGGCCTGGTCTGCGAAAGCACCCGCAACGCTCGTCTGAATCACGTTGTCGATACTGGAGGCAACCGAGGTATCCCCGAACTGTGTGAACGACCACCGGGTGTCTGCCCCGAGCGTGTAGTTTGCTGCTCGGCTGACATCTCCCCAAGTGGAGCCGCTCAGTTCGTACATGTCAGCGGCAGTGCCTGCGAAGACCCGGCGCGTGCCGTCGAGCTTGGTCAGCGTTGCAGCCCCTCTACATGCTGCCGCCAGTGCATCCGCTTGGGTGTTTAGGCTCGGAGCCGCGCGCATCCCTGAGTCATAGGGAATGAACTGCGTGCAATCGATGATGATGCCGGGTGTCGTCGTCGGCAGGTCCGGCGCGAATCCCAGCAGGTTGTTCATTGCACCACGCGCGTGGCGAGCGCACCGCCACCCTGATACTTCGTCGCCCGGTTCACTGCTGCAATCTGCGATTTAAACATCGCAAGCCACCCGTTGAGCATGGGTGCATCGCCGATGAACGGTGCGGATTCGATGAGTGCGGCATACAGGTAGATGCCTGGAGCATTCGAGAATATCCAGTTCGTATCGGCATCGGCCGTGAGCGTGGCAAATGCCGCGTAGTAGTCCAGCGTGTAGCTTGCGGCTCCTGTCCCCGCGGTCTGGATCGTGTTGTTCAGGTAGGTGTAGGCACTAGGCGGGGCGGAGCTGTTCTGCGCTTCCGAAAACCTCTCAGGCGGCATGTATTGGAGCGAGATTGACGTTCCCCCACTCGATACGGCGATGCGGATCGGCTCTAACCACCGTGTCGGAAAGGCAATCGAACTTGCGGAAAGCGTCCCAGTTGCTTGCGTCTGCATCGCCGGCACTCGCAGAGGGGTCGATGGAAACGGGTCGCTGCTGCCGTAGTAGATTCGCTGCTCACCCAGGCGGATGAAATCCGGGATGTAGCTAGTCAGGTCGGTGCGGTTCAACCATACCCCGACTGCGGTTTTCAGTTCGCCGTAGGTCGTGATGCTCATGGTTCTTCAATCGGTGAGACGAGCACGACAAACCCGCCCTTGTTGCGCTGGAAGCTCTGCAACCGGAAGCGGTCGGTGATCTTCGGCAACCACCATTCTGCCGGCTCGACGATCAGGTGTGCGTTTCTACCATCCGGGAGAGTCTTGCCTGCCAGTACTGTGGACACAGTGAACAGGCCGATCTTCAGCGTCAGGCGCTTGAGATCGTCGAGCACCGCAGCTAGGCACTCCGGCTCGATGTGCTCCAGAACATCGATACAGGCAACCATCTCCGTGGGCTCTGGGGTGGCGGAGTGAGCGTCGCCTGAAGGTTCGTAGGCGTGGTATTCGAACTTGCGTTTGACAAGGCGCTGCTCCGAAATGGTTTTAATGAGCGTGAGTCGCGACCCCGCCCCGTAGTCGAGCAGAGCATCCACCGCGTACTGGTCGATGATTTTGGCGACCATCGGGGCGTATTGGGCCGAGGCGATGCCGTAGGGGTGGGCAGCATCCGCATGCATTGCGGTCTGCTGCGCCATATAGCCTCTGCTGAACAGTGCGCTCATCGCTATTTCATTGCGACGCGATGGTGTACCCGTGGGCACAGACTGCGGCATTCGTGTTCCCCGCTCCGAGACTTGGGCACGACACCGCAATGGCGGTGTTCGTGCCTGTGGCCTCCAGTGGGTAGGGAAATGCAACCGTCAGAGGGGTTGCTCCGAGTGTCGCTCCGGCAGGCGGGGCGAAGATGTAGCTCAGCGTTCCACCAAGCAGCCCTGTGACAGTGACGACAACCAGCGAACCGGCCGTTGCGCCACCCCCGGTCACTTCGAAGCTGGTCAGGAAGTTGATCCGTCCGGCAACCGCCGGGAGGGTCGCGGTCGCCACGGCCGCAGCGACGTTACCAGAGGTCGCGTTGACTTGTTTTCGGCCGAATCGGTTCAGGGTGATGTTCATGCTGCTGCCTTCTTGCGTTCGTGGTGAATCGACTGGCCCATAAGGTCATTGTAGGAGCACGTCGAGATAGCCTCGTCGAACTCCTTGAACCAGTAATCGGCCTCCTGATTGCCCTGCGTTTCCTCCCACACCGGCAGCCCTGCCGTGTAGTGGATCAGCTTGGCCGTGGCCGCATAGATCGGGTCCATGTAGCCAACGCAGTGGTTCCAATCCCTCGGCAACTCTCCGACGTAGGGTGCCCAGTCGAGCGGGAAGAGCTTGTTCTTCTCGTCCTGCACGTACTCAGGGGTGAGGATGTGGCACGCCCCGCAGTTGAATAGCATCAAGCTCGCCCACTCGAACCGCTCCTGCTGCTGCATTACGCTCACTGCGTTCATGCCGCCGTGCTCGAATAGTTCCGCTACATCGCCGCGCACTAGCATGTCGCCATCCATGAACAGCGCCTTGCCCTTGAACCCACAGAGCCATGGCACCAGCCAGCGGCTGTAGGTAAATTCGGTCAGACCTCTTCGGGTGATCGGGAGTTGGTTCAACCGCAGCGCCGTGACAGCTACTGGTTTACTTGAATGTGCGCTGACCGAATGCGCGGCCACCGTCAGCGCAACCGGCTGGCGGCCGTCAACTCCGATGAAGACACGCAAAGGCTCCATTCAGGCGGCCGGTTGTGCGTCGTGCCCGTTCACCGCCTTGGCTTTGTTCTTCGAACCAGGCGTGCGCCCGCGCCGCTTGACCGCTGCCACGGCTGGCATCTCGGGCGGTGGGTTTGTTGGCTGGTTGTTTGCCTGCTGCAATAGCGCCTGAATCACCGGATCGCTCACTTTGTGAGGAACCGGCGCCTCCCGCATCAGGCCGATGACAGCGTTAAACAGGTCTGGATTGAGTTCGAATTTCATTTGCCTTTCGGGCCTTTCATTTGGTATGCCTGCACTTTGCCGGCCATGTTCTTCTCTGCCTTTTGCAGCGGGGGAACGGTGCTTGCGTGTTTGGCCGACGCCACTTTGGCTCGGTGTTGGTGGATGGCTTGCTTGGTCGCGCCCATTTCAGTCCTTTCGATGCGCCAGGATGCGGCGCAGCTCAATTGCAGCGGCATCGATTGTCTTCCCCCAGTCGCCGCCGTTTTCGACCAAGGTGCACGGGTGAAACTGGAGCCCGCTGTGATACTTCCAGCAGGAGATTTTAGCCTTCATCGCGACCGTTGGAACACCCAACGCTCCCGCTAAGTGACATACAGTTGTTGGCACCGACACCACCGCATCCAGGGATGCCACCAGGGCGGCCGTGTGGTCGTAGTCCTGCTTGTTCAGTGTGACGTTCGCGTAGGTGTTTACGCCGGCAGGGCTCGGTCCGTTCTGGTATTGCAGGTTCACGAAGTGCGCGTCAATCCCGAGAAGCGGGGCGAGCATCGCAGGGTCGATTGAGCGGACGTGCCTGGCCGTCGATTGAATCCCACCGGTCCAGGCAATTCCAACAGCAGGTTTCTTCTTGGCCGCCCACAGCGCCCTCCACATCAGAACAGCTTCTGGGTCGGCTTTCAGGTAGGGCTTTGTCTTCCAACTGTCATCCGTTGTCCTGAAAATCGCCCCGAGCTGCATGGCAGCAATGGAGTAGTCAACCTGGTGATCTTCCTCGTCCCAGTTCAGCACCTTGGCTGTTCTGGTGCCGTACACTTTGGCTTGCGGGAACGATCTGGCGAACAGCGTCGCTAGCCTTTCGTCGCAGTCGAGAATCACTTTACCTGCTCTGTCAATGGCATCTTCCACCATCGAGGCGGCGCAGATTTCGTCCCCTAGACCCTGCTCGCCGTAGATCACGACCGTCTTGCCGGGCTCGCCAGTCCACGTCGGCTCTTCCCCGTACTTCCAGAGGGCCCGATGGTCCGACCCGAGGGATGCGGCGAAGTTGTCCCAGCCTGCCCAGTCCCTCAAGGCGAGTTGCGAGATACCGAGGTTGTGCGTCGCTCGGAGAAACCCCGGGTCGAACTTCAGCGCTTGCTCGGAGTTTCCCTTGGCGCGATTGAACTCACCGTGCTGCACTTGCAGGGCTGCCAGGTTATTGAAGATGCTGGCCTTGGTCTCTGTGTCTCGTGTGTCAACGAGCGTCATGGCCCGCTGGTAGGCGTTGGCGGACTCCGCATACCGCCAGAGGGCATCTGCGGTCTTGCCCAGGTTCACCCATGGGGCTACTGCTTTGGGTGCCAGTTCGGTTACTCGCTTGGCGATTTGGTAGGCCAGGGGGGCATTGCCTTGTTTGTCCAGCACGGCACAAACGACGGTCAGAATCTTCGGGTCGTCTGGCTCTTCATAGAGGAGTTCAGTGAGGATCGGCCATGCCTTGTCGTATTGCTTCTCGTCAGCGAAGTCCCGCGCTTCGGCAAGCCTGGCTAGCGTGGCCGCCACAGCTTGCGCTCCGTGTGCTTGAGGTATGGGTAGTTCGCCTCGATTTCCTTGATGATCTTGGGCATGTCATCGGTGCGGCTGAGGTTCAAGCCCTTCTTCAGCAACTCATGCTCGATGGTCGGAGGGACGGATGCGTAGAGGCAGAAGTACTCGCTCTTCTTCATCATCGCGTCGTCGCCTCTGGCGGCGCGATTCGCCGCAGCGCGCTCGATCAGCGGTTCTACGTCTTCCTGCCGGAGAAAGTGAGCCGTGTTCGTGGACTCGTCGAAGTCCATCAGGGTGCGGACACCCGTCAGCGGGTCGTATGAAAACTGCGCGTAAGACATGTTTGAAATAGGGCCCCCGAAGGGGCCCCAGAGTTACAGCGCCGCTACCACCTTGCCGTTACCGGCTTCGTTGCGACTCACCAAACCCCATTCGCTGAGGATCATGGTTTTCTTCGCGTCGCCGGTCTGAGCCAGTGGTTCCATGAACGGTCGGTCAATGAACGAAATCGCCCACAAGTCCGGGTCCAGGCACAACACGATCGAGCTTCGCACGTGACGGTGCATCCGTACCGTGTGCCGGCCGAAGCTGGACACGTAGATGTTCGCCGCGTTGATGATGCTCGCCTGAGCGCTCTTGTCCACATCCACAAACCGGGTTGCGATACCGGTGAAGGTATCGATCACCTGCTTCTGCGTGGGGCCGACCAGAATCTGCGTCGGCGAGCCGCCCGCCGACCATGCGCCTTGCAGCGCCAGGTTCAGCGAAGCGACGGTCATCGCGGCAAACGTCGTGCCGTCCGTCGGTGCAGCAACCACACCACCCGAGAAGCCCGTCGTTGCGGCCGAGGCCGTAGTCGTTGCCCGCACCGGGTTCGTAGAGAGCCACGACTCGATGCTCGCCGTTGCCCGGCCCGTTGCCGCGCCACCCGTCGAACTGGCCTGGTTTCGCACAATGGCGAATTCCATGTCGTTCTTAAGCTCTCGCATCTGCTTGACCATCTGACGGGCAGTTTCCGTGCGCCGCCCGGCCTTCGCCACCCGTTCTTGGGTACGCGAAACGAGGAACTTCTTCGAGCTGATTTGCTGGAAGTTGCCAACCCGTGACGCGCTCACAATCGAGGTGAACGTCGGGTCGTCGCCTTCAATCTGCAAGTTCGCAGCAGGAGCCACAAGGCGGTCGAGCAACCACTCGTGGTAGGTCGCCGACGCATCGACTTTGTCGAAGGTTGTCAGGCAATAGGTTTCATCTGGGAAGAGATCCCAAATTACATCTTCCAGGTCTTCGCGGTTACCGCCCGCGGTCGTCACGCCATAGGTTGACGTGGTACCAGTGAGAACAGCCATTTCATCGTCCTAATCTTTCAAGCCGGCGTGCAACGTTGTCACCGATCAGGTTCGCCTTCTGTGTTGGCGATCCAGCGGCGCGCAGTTCCTTCCGGAAATTTTGGGTAGCCACTTGCTGTCTAGAGCGAGTGTCTGTTGCCCCCGGGCGCGTGACCGGTGGCGCGTTTGTGGCCTTGCCCAGATTGGTCGCCTTACCCGCCTGCAACTTGTCCCACTGCATAGCCTTGTACAGTGTTCGCGCAAACGTCGGATCAACCACGCCGGGGCCGACTCGTTCGCGAGTGACGCGATCAAAGCCGGTGATGTGTTCGAACGGAAATCCCTCATTGAGGGCGTGCTCGGCAACTTGGCCGGCAACCTTGTCCCAGTTCGGAATACTTTTCGTGATGACTTCCCGCGCCTTGACGGTCATATCGTCCCACGCTCCCAAGAGCTTCTGGCGGAATTCTCCGCGCTTGCCCTCGATTGCGTCTTTCAGTTTGGCGCGCTCTTCACGCAGGTTCGCCGCCGCCATCGACATCCGAGAGAGTGTCTCGCCGTCAATTTGTGACAGGTCTACCGTGCGGTACTGCTCCAGCTGAGTTTCGATTTGTCGAAACTGATCGATTTCCTTCTGGGCCGCCTGCTGGAACGCGGATTGCTCGTGTCGAATGCGCTGTTCGGTGTCAAACAGTCTGCCCCTCTCTGCGAGTTCCTGCGTCTTGCGGGTATAGTCCGCGCCCTTGTCGATCTCGGCCTTGAGCTTGGCCGGCAGTTTGCCCCTCCAGTTCTCAAACTCGACTTCTACCTCATCGACTGGCGTCTGAGTGCCTTGCGGCTCGTCCTCATCGCCTTGGTCGGGGGTTTCATCGTCCGTTTGTTGCTGAACGGGCTCGCCATCGGTGCCGTCAAATGCGGCCGCCATTTTGGCGATTTTGCTTTCAACTGACTGGGGCTCGCCGGTTCCACCGGCTTGCACGCCTTGGTCAACGTCTGAAGGCATTCGATATTCCCTTCTTCGCTCTTTCGAGCATATTGATGCGCGATTCTATGACTTTTCCGTTGTTGACAACAGAATGCAGATTTGCTCGCACGTCTGAAAGCAGTTTGAGCTGCAATTTCAACTCATGCACTCCTTCGTAGTCCCGGATCGGGCATTCCTCGATCTTGCGCAGCAGGCTGGCGCGAACCGCCACGAATGCTTCAGTCAGTTCCGGATCGGATAGAAGCGCCTGGGCTTTGAGCGCCCGGCTGATCTGGCCTTTATCGCTTAGATTCACATCAGCCATAAAAGGACCTCGTTTTCATCGTCTTCCTCTCTCTGTTTGAGCATTGCCTGCTCGATTCTCCGAACTTGGGCCAGCGCTGCGCTTATCGGCATTGCTGACAGGCGTTGCGGCGGTTCTATAACCTCTGCGACTTCCTCGGCGAATTCTTTGGCAAGCTTAATCCTGATCGGTTCGCGGATTCGTTTTGGCTTCGGAGTTTGCGATGCTCTAACCTGTTCGACAAACTCTTCCAGTTGTTCAAGTGTGGGGAATTCGTATTCCTGCTCCTTGAATACCGCGATGTACCGTTTATGACGCTTGCGCCCGGCAGGAACCTGTACATCCGCTGTCGGTGGGACTGTCGGCGTAACTGCATCGTGCGGCCGGAACGGGTAAAGTGCCGCTGCGTGGTCGATGACGATCGGGTTCGGCTCCACCCACTGATCGGCAACGGCCCGCGGCCACATCCACCAGGGTTGACCGGCAGTGGCGACGAGGGCAGTTTTGCGGAATGCCTCCAGGCCGATCTGGCGCGGGGGCTCAAATTCGAGGTCATCCAGGCGGGCCTGAGGGCGCGGCCACATCGCGGCAGGCTGGCCGACCGTCTGGTAGCCGACTCGGTAGCGGTGGAGCAGGCTGTGATCGGCGCGGCGCGCATCCTCCTCAGGCTCGGCGCGCTGGGTCGGCGCACGCCACAGGTACCACGGCGCGCCAGCGGTTGCTGCTGCGGCCGGGGTGCGGCCAAAGAGCAGACGAAGGGCGTGGTCCGTGCGAACTGCATCTTCTTCCTCTGGCGTGTCGCGGCGCGGGACTGCGGCGAGGGCGAAGCGTGCCCCGATGATTGCGGGTGGCGCTGCCGGGCCGGCGAGGACCAGCAGCAGGGACATGAATTACCTCAGAGCCGGAAGCCGTGCACGCTGGCTGTCGCGTTCGTGTTGCCGGCGCCGAATGAGGGGATGTTCACGACGATCGTCGTGTTCACCGCACTGGCCGGGACCGGCCGAATGAAGTTCACGAGCAAAGGTGTGACGCCGACAGCGGCTCCCGCCGGGACCGCCACAATGTACGTGCACGTGCCACCGAGAAGGCCAGTCACCGTGACCTGGACAACCGACGCGGCCGTCGCGCCGGCACCCGTGATCTCGAACCCAGTAATGTAGGTCGGGGCGCCCGCCGCCGCCGTGAGCGTCGCCGTGCCGGCGGCGGCCGCCAAGTTGGCTGTGCCCGCGCTCAGCGGGGTCGCGCCAGCGGGGTAGCCCGCGAGCGCCGGCGCGGGTTGCGTTTCGATCGCCTCGATCATTGACATGGTGGCGTCCTCTTCATTCCCAATAGCCCTGCACACCGACCGAACCGTCCAGCGTGCCGGCCGTGACCGCCGCGGAGGCTGTGATGATGCGCAGTCCAACCGTCAACACCTCACCTGGCAGGATCGGCAGTGGCGGGTCGAAGTTCAGGGTGAAGTCGCCCATCCCGGTCTCGATCGTTCCGACCGCGGCACCCGAGGCGAACTGTACGACGCGCGGCATGGGCACGAGGCGCGGAGCCTTCTGTGCCACCGCCGTGGTGCCGTCTGCATCGGTGGTCGCGAGCGACAGTGCTGTCGCCCCGATGGTGGCGAACCAGTTGGCTGTGAATGTTCCACCCACAAGCAAGGTCGTCACGATCAATGGCGAGACCGTGATCGACTTGCACAGGAAGTTGCGCGCGCTGGTCGCCGCGCCGGCCGCCGTCGGCAGCGCCGGATTCTGGAATCCCGCGATCAAGACGTTCGAATGCACCGTGGCGATGATCGACGCGCCGTTCATGCGATAGAACCCGCCCATATTGGACAGGGTGTTCAGCACTGAAGCGGTATTGCTGCCGGTCGCCGCAGTCGGCGCGGTGCCTGAGTTCGGGAAGTTGTGCGTGTTGACCACGCCGGTCGTGATCGAAGGCTGCCAGTAGTACGACAGGCTGGACATCCCGCCCTTGATCTGGCTGAACGGAATCTCATCGTCGCACATGCGCGTGACGGCGAGGCGGCCAACGTTGAACACTGGCGCCGCCGAAGCCGCGCCGGAGTGGAACTGTCGGTACATCCACGGGAGCGCCAAACTCTTGAGCAGGCCCCATGTCGCGGGGTCGCGCACGATGGTGGTCTGGTAGGCGCCTGCGACAAAGAAGTCCACCTGGTCGTCCGAGATCACCATCTCGTACTCGCGCGACACGTTGTCGCTGAGCGGCACGTTCCCGTTCAGGTTGACCGTCTGGCTCGTCGGCGCGCCGCCTGTGGTGGTCTCGACGACCGCCTGGTACCCGCCGGCTGTCGTCCAGCGGAACCCGATGAACTCGTTCATCGCCGCGGCTTGGCCGGCCGCGAAGGCGTAGTAGCCAAGGCCGAGGTCCACTTGCTTGTTCGTGGCTGTCGCATTCGAGTGCTTCACTTCGCACTTCACGCGCAACTCCGCCGCCTCTTCCAGCGCGAAGACTCGGTTCGTGTACATCGAAATCCCGGTCGTCGTCGTCACGATCGCACCGGAGTTGAGCTGCATGAAGCCGTTCACGACGGCCTTGGTCATCGTCGTCGCGACGGTGCCGAACTTGCTCGCCCAGTTCGTTGAGGCCGCGTTGAACGTCTCGTCAAACAACTGGTGATGCGGCGCGATGTACAGGCGCCCGTTCGTCGTGACCTTGGGCACGCGCCCAGCTACGGCTGTCGAAGGCACGTAGGCGAGTTGCGTGTAACCGGCTTGCGTCGCCGTCGTCGGCAGCACGACCTTCAGGTTCAGATTTGTATCAACTTCCGCGACGTTGCCAGATGTGCTTCCCTCGACTCGAATTCCTGCCATGGTGTGCCCTTAGTCTGCCCAGATGTACCTGGCTGCAACGGTGCCGGTCAGCCTGAGTTGCGTAGCGATCTGGCCCGTGAACCCGACGCCCGCAGAGCGAGAAATTGGCGTCATTTGCAACGGCGCCAGCGCAGCCATCAGGCCGTGCTCATAAGCGTTGTGCGTCGCCGTCGAATCCAGGCCCGACAAGTAAATCTCGATGTCCGACGCCGCGCCGATTGCCGCGTCCGCAACCGCTGTGCTGACAACATTCGTTCCCGGAGCTGCGCCGAAATCGAATGTGATGGTGCCGCGACCGGTGGCCAATCAAATCTCCTCAAAGCAGATCGTGCTCGAAGCATTGAACGCAGCACCGAGCGCGGTTTGCAAGAACACGCACAGTCGCCCGCCGCCCTGAATCGGCTGCCGAGTGTCTGGCGTCCAGATTTTCTCAATCGGCACGATGATCGACTTTGCATCTGACCATCGAATGTCTCCAATGGTCCCCGGCGTCGTCACGGTGCGCGTGGTGACCGTGCTCGCCGCAACGGAATTACGCGGGTGCAGGCCAGCCGGCGTGACCGCGGCGCCGCCCGTTCCAGTCGTCGATCGCTCGACCAGTTGAAGCCTGGCGCGCACGTCCTGGGCAACGCCACTGGTGATGACCGGCTCGAAGTCGATCTGCACCCAGTGCACGATCACCGACACCCCGGCCGCCGCCACAAGCTCCCAGATGTCCTGCGTCGCGTTCGTGATCGAGACAGCCGTGAACTGGCTCGTGTACATCAGACCTACTGCCATTGACTACTCTCCTACGAATTGTTGACTGCTGCCATTTAGGTGGTCTTGAAGGGGTTAGATGACTGCCTTGAATGCACCAATTTGCGGGGCAGACCCAAAGGCTTCTTGAAGTGCTCCCATAACCGACTGGCCCCTTAGCTATTGAATGCCAACGTCTCGGCTCGTGCCGTCAGCAGAGATAACCCGCCCGCCGATCATCTTGCCGTCGGGGCCCTTGATCTTCTGAATCGCTACCGTGCGGCTTCCATCCATCTTGGAGGCGAGCCCTTCGAGCGCCTTGCCGAGTTCCTTCGCAAGTGCGCGCTCGGTTTTCATGCGGCTCGTCTCTTCTTGCCCTGATGCAATCTGCGCATCCATGGCCGACTGCGACGCTGTCAGATAGCCCTGAATCAGCGCGATTGTCTGTGCGTTCTGGGCTTGCAACTGTGCGATGTCGGCCTTGTTCTGCTCCTGCATTGCGACTTTCTCGCCATCAGATTGCGCCTTGAACTGCTCGGCCCACTGTTTGAAGCTCAACTCGGTATCTTGGCTCTGCGCCTCGAAGCGTTGTTGCATAGCCGCCTGCTGCTGCTCGTACTGCCAGGTCTGCTGAATCTTTTGTACCTCGAACTTGCGGTCAGCATCCGCCTGCTGCGTCTCGAACTGCTGGCGCATCTGCTCTTTGATGACTTCCGGAGGCGGTGGCGGTTGCTGCGGCGGTCCGGGTAGTTTCCAGAACAGATCGGGGCTTCCGAACCCACTCATTTTGCTGATTTCGGACACGGTGTTATAGATCAGCTTCGGCTCGGTAACGCCCATCGGGAGTAGAGCCATCTGCATCTGGAACATCTGGCTCAAATGCCCGAGCACCGCATCCTTGTTCCCGCTGCCCAGTCCTACCGCAATCTTCAAATCCTTGCGCTTGCGCCAGTTGCTCGGGTCGATTACGGTCCACTCGCCCGCAAGTTGGACCGTTTCGCGCTTGTGCCCATGTTTCAGGATCAGTTCGTGCACGCAGCCGAACAGGTACTCCACGCTCGGGGCGATCATGCGGGCGATCTGCTCGACCTTCTGTGCAGCAGCAGACCCCATCTGGCTCATTGCCATGCCGGTGGTTTGCGTCAGTACCTCGGGGCTCACATTGCCGGAGAAAACACCGTTCACACCGGTTCTGCGCTCGGCAAGCCGGTCCATGTACTCCATGCCCTGAACCGCTTGCGGGAAGATGTTCGGGATCTGGAGCACGGCAATATCGCGCCCGAACTCGGCGTTCTGGCCCTGCACCCCACGGACCACCCCACCCGGCCGAGTGACCAGGGCATCATCCAGGTTCACCTTGTCGTCATTGATGAAGGTTCGCGGATTGTTCGCGTGGAACAGGTTGTCAATTCCTTGCCGCAGCATCGCTTGCTTGGTTTCGGCAATTTCCATCACGACTTCGGCAATGGACACGCCAAGATGTCGATGCGGCACCGGTGTGGCAACGATCGAGCCCACGGGAATTCGGTTGCACTCGTCGCGGTAGAGCACATTGCGTCCGACCACCATGACGAACTGAAGCTCAGAAATTCCGTCGTCATCGTAGTCGTGCCGGATCCAGCACATGCGCAGGCGAACCTTGCGCATCGCCGGCTCCCATCCAGGCTGCGATTGATCCTCGCCGAATCGGTCGCGCGACGAATCCTCTTGCGTCGTCATCACCCCGCGTTCGGCCGCGTCGATGTCGTCGTTCACCTTCAGCCCCATCTGCCGAAGACTGGAAATCGAGACATCCTCCCAATATTCGAAGAAGTCACACTTATCGAGCGTGTAATCCGGGGTTTGCTGATGAACTACGCACCGCTCAGGAGGGAGCACTCGCAGGCACACTTTGCCTTCGTTCTCCGTGCGGCGAAGTTTCACCGTGTGCAGCATCGGCTCAGGGGGCGGAGTCGGCTGCGGCGGGTATTGCGGCTCAGGAGGAGGCGGCGCACCTTGGGCTTGAGCTTGGGCTGCGGCTTGCTGCCATTGCATTCCCATTTGCTGCATGCCCATCTGCCATTGCTGCAACTGCATGGCGTAGGCCTGGGCGAGTTCCTTCGCCGTATCCTCGTCTTGTTCGGCCGAGTGTTCCAGCACCTCGATGTCGTCAGCATCCTCCATCAGCAGGGCGAATGCGTCGTCGCTCTGCCTGGCATAGGTTTCGTATTCGACTTGCTTTGCGTCGTCCCAGTACGCCATGCAATAGGCGTTTTTGGTCACCAGCGCGTCCCACGCCCAGTCGTGGAATGTCTGCGTCCACTGGTTCCTCTGGGTCACCACATGGTTGACGTAGAGCGTTTCCTGCCGGGCTGCGGGCTCGTCTTCCTTGCTGACCGCCTTGAATTTCACCACCTCGTCGGTACCGGCGAAGATGCGAACCAAGCTCGGCAGGATCCATTCGATCGTGTCGAACACGTCCCGACTGACAACCTGGCTGTTTCCCTCGGGCGCAGGATTGGTGTTCAAGCCGAAGTAGGCATCAAGCGCAGCTGCTCGCTCGTCACTGAGGTTGCCGCTACCGCCAGAATGCTCCGAGCCGTAGGACTCCGCCTCAGCAGACTCGATGGCGTTCAGCAGGTCTTGATTGCGGTCTTCACGGCTTGCCATTGATCGCTTTCATGCCTGGAGTTGCGCGCTTCCTGCCGACAAGCATGGCAATATGCTCCGCGTGCTCTGCCACTTCCACCTCTAGCGCTTCGACCTTCTCCGCGAGTTCCAGCAGCGCAGCATCTGCCGCAGCCTGCCGCGTTCGCAGGTCTTTCACCCACGCCAGAAATTGCATGCTCATCGGCGCCCCGGCATCCCAAGATTGGCGTACACCATGGCTTTGGGCTTGTTGCGCTCAGACACCACGCCCGGGAATAGCTCGGTCAGCGCCCAGATAGCCGCATCGGCCCGATTCGGGCTCTTCTCGCCTATATAACCCACGGTGCTAAAGGACATCAGTTCTTCCTCCAGTTCCGGATAATAACCGACGTGGCGCACTTTACCCGTTTCGTAGAGCGCACTGATTGGCTCGGCTCGGACTACCTTGCCTCGTGTAGCTGTCACCGCCTTGTAGGCGCTGCGCCGCCCGCCTAGCTCGCGCCTGGCTGCCTGGATTGTGGCCTCGACCATCGCGCCACCATAGTTAGCCTCGCCCACGATCACATCGGCTGCATGCCGATCGTAGGCAGAGCAGGCGACCCGGCCCCACGTAGCTGGGCCTGCCTTCACCGTGCAGTCCTCAAGCAGATAGGCGTTGCCATCGGTCCCGAGCCCTGCAACGACGATCCCGATGGCGTCGTTGTCTGCGTTGTCAATGTCGCCCGAGCCGCTCGGGTCTACAGCGACGACGATCCGCACCATATCCGGCAGCTTGGCATCGAGCACGCGGTAGGTGTCGATGATTTCCTCGCTGAACAGCTGATTCGGCGCCGCGTCTGCGAACTCACCGTGCAGGAATCGCTTTTGCTGCCTGGCAGACATGCCCCCGAGGGTCTTGGTGACGTAGTCAGCAGGCAGGTTCGCTTGGTTGTCCTCAGGGTTGATCCGCATCCACGCCCGTTCGGCCGGGTTTGACAGTGGCGCTCCTGTTGCCGGGTCTTTGCCGAGCACGAAATACTTGTAGGTCCAGTGACCTTTGTTGGGTGGGTTGCAGTCATACAGCATCAGCTGCCGTAGCGTCTTGCCGTTGGCGGGTATCTTGCACACCTGGGCAAGCCGGGTGCGGACCAGCTCGATACTACCCCATGGGATTTGGCTGCACTCGTTGGGGAAGATGGTTGCAAATTCGAGGCCGAGAATCTTCTCGGTGCGTTCCTTGTCATCCAGTCCGCCGAGCCATATCTCGGAGCCAGCCAGGTGGAACACGCCGTTCTGCTTGTCCTCCCGGTATTGAATCTCCGGGAAGCGCATGCCCAGAACCTTGGGGAGCGTATCCATCCCGATACTCTGCTTGCAAGCGTTGAACCTGTACCGCAGGATGGCATGCCGGCTACCAGGGGCTGCGATTGCCCGGGCAGCAATGGTCTTGCAGATGAGAGCTGTCTTACCGCTTCGGCTTCCGCCCGCTAGCAGAGTGTGCGTCTGTGGCCCGGCTATCAGGGCTTCGGCTTCAGCTTGCTTTGCTGTGAGTTGCATTGTGCACGCCGTGCAAGTTGGGCAACTCGTGCAACTCGTGCAAGTTGGGCAAGTTGGGCAAGTTGGGCAAGTTGGGCAAGTTGGGCACGCTGTGCAAGTTGTGCACTCAAAGTGCCTGCGTTTCCCCCGGCGTCAACGTCACTGCAACGCC